AGTCTCTTTAAAATCATCATCTTGATTGCAATGGTTGGGGATTGTTATTGATTCACCCTTCTCCATTTTTTTATCCCATACCCATTTAAATGAATCGGAACATTTACCGTGATAATACTCACCTTCAACAAATTTTTTAAACTCTTCTACTTTGTCATCCTCACCAGTTATGGTAAGTTCATTTGTACACCAATTGGGCATCGCCTTGCTCCTTTGACTAGAATTTACTTCGTTCTATTGCAATAGTATATGGATACTCTGACAATAAGTCAACCATACATTCAGAACATAATGCTCCAGTCTCAATTCTCTCCCCATCGCCACCATATCTAAAATCTACTTCAGCTTGAGAATCTGCCAATGCTACACGACTATTAAAAAACTCGCTACACATAGAACAAAAACCGTATTGTTGTAATCGATACATTTGGGTTTGGGTTACAAAATCGTTATTCATTATCACATCCTAACTCAACAGAAGAGTCTAAACCGCAAGAGAAAAGGGGAGCTTCGTTAGTAAGGACAAATAAATAATTGATGGCTTCATATATGTCGAGACATTTTTTGTAGGAATCATTGTAAAAAACCTGAAAGTAATTTTGTTTATCAAATAAGTATGCTCCTTCCTTTGCATACCATAGTCGAGGAATTTGTTTAGTTTGATTGAAGACCATATAACAATAGCATTGTAAAGAATGTCATGATTCCATAGAGCCATGTAATGTAAAAAGGTAGGTTAGGTCGCATTCGCCTGTCCCCCATTAAAATCATCCACCAATGCTATCTTTATAGTTTCCTCTACCTCTCGTATTGTTACAGTTTCTTCACGAATAATAATAGTTTCTGCCAGTAGTTCCACACTTATATTAAGAATGTGTCTTGTAAGTAGTAGAATTCTCCAGTTTATATAAAGTAAAACTAAAGCGTTAATCCCGATAACTAAATAAATTAAGTAATTAATATAATCAATCAACTTTATTCTCTGTAATTTCATCAGCCATTTCCCAAGAAGGGAATGGAACATCTTTAACTAATGATTCAAACGCCTTCCTTTCCCGATACTCATTCCCAAATAAAGCCTTATAAACTTTACGTTTTAGTTGCCACCCTACCGCTTCATCCCCTACCTTAATAAAACTAGTGGAAATCTCTCTAATAGTAAATATTTCACTTATTGTAAAATCTACAGTGTATTCAGTAATGTCTCTGTCGGGGTCAGTGGTAGCAAGAATTGCCATACCAATTTTCTCCACTAGGTCTAAAGGAGCAGGAACTACAGCACTTGGCATAATGGAACGAATACTGGAAACTGCATTACGATCATCAGCTTCCAACATTAAGGTTATATTGTCATCAATGAAAAGGGCTTCATTGCGAGTAAGTGTTATAGATTTAGTAACGTCCATAAAAAGTTCTATCTCTTCATCATCTAAATATTCAATGCTCATAAAATAGTAAGCTCCTAACGAAAGAATCTATTCAAGGTCTTATTACATCTACTGCATTTCATAACAGTTCGGGATTCCCAAACTTCAATTACAGATTCATGTGACTTAAATAAACAGATAAATCTTTTTACCATATAAAAGTTACTTTAATTGCATTAGTTGATTGACACATATTACAATTAAGTCTCTCTAATTTAGGGACTGCTCCCTTTTCTTCATTGTTAGTCTTCATTGAAACTAAATGTAATTGCTTAATCCATTCGGTAAATTTATACCCAAGGTTTTTTGCAGTATCACAAGTAGTACAAAAACTAAACTGAATCCATGTATTGTCTGAATCCGACCTTTCTGTAACCATCTCTATTTATTATACTACTTTTCTTCGTGCTTACCGTCCAACGTATCATAGGAAGTTTTACGATTCGGGTGCATCCAATATTCAATATTGTCTAACTTAGTTTGCATTAATTGTATTTCATCTTGAACTAGGTCTATACGAGCATCTACTCGCTCATATGAGGCTCTAAACTCATCGCCTAATTGAATTAGGTATTGCATTATGTTGGACATGAATTTTCCTTATTAGGGGAAGCTGTCAGTCTTTATAACCGACAGCTTTGTTGTGGATTATTAATAGCCTAGACAAACACCAACGATTATCATAAGTATTAAAAATTTAACCGGACTCGTAATGTCCAACTTAACACCCCCCTTTTCTAAGATACTATACATTCTATATGAGATTGGAAGGTTTGTCAACAATACTTCTTATTATAAATGTTATGACAGAAGGCATCGGAATCAGGTTTAACTCCCCCAATCCCTGATCCTTGGCATAAGTAATAATGTTTATCCATTACCATCATATTAGTGGGTGTACCACAAATAACACAATACCCTTTATTTTTAACTGTTTTATAAAATCGTAACCAGTACAACTATTTGGGTATCGTAATATTATCGATCAAGTCTATTACAACGTCGGAGAACTCTTGTAGTTCCGCTACTAAGACTTTCTTTTCTTCCATCGTAATTTTATTATCTTTCAGGGCTTTAGTTAAAGAATTTATAACATCCATTCCTTCCTTCATAACGGCTCTAGCATCATTACTAATACCGCTATTCAATTTAAAGTACAATAAAACTAGGTTTATTAAATTAGATGAATTCATTACAATGATGCTCCACATCTACAGTCACCACCACAAGCACATGCTTCACTACTTGGACAAGCTACACAATCACAGTCTTCATCACAGGTACAGTATTCCTGTTCATCGCAAAAACAAGTTCCATCTTCATGACATTCACACATTTTCATTCTCCATTTAAATAAATCTAGTGTAACCATTATTCATTTTCTAATACTTTCATTCCTAATGCAATGATACCACCAATCGTACCCGTAGCAATTTCTGGATAGTCGTTCATCGCTCCAAATCCTGCGAGTATTCCTAGTACCATAATTGCTAGAAATATCTGTGGTCTTAATTTTCCCATCATTTCTTCCCCCTATATTCTCGGAACTCTATCAGTTCCCAATACTTAATTGACTCATCATACCTTTGAACTTTTAGTTTACTCTTTAATTTAGTAACCCATTTAAACACTTATGATGTCTGAATCCTCTTGCCAAGTTCCTTGTTTATTAGTTTTAATGACAAAACACTTTTCGCACTTACAGAGCGAAGGGTTATGTGCCTCACCCCTCATGTCTTTTTTTACTGTAATTCCTTCCTCTCTTACCCATCCCAAAAAGGATTTAGTGAGGGAAGAAACGGGAATCTCGTTAGAGTTGCCCCCTTCTGTAACACCGGGCTTTACCCAATGTCCTCCAATTACTGGCATGGTCAGAGCATCTTCATAATGTCTAATTCCTAAGTTATCCCCTGCTTCATTAACTGACCAAGGAACTTTCTTATGAGCAAACGGAGAGGGGTCTTCTTCCAGTACTGGTGTGTATCGTGCCATCTCTGGCTCAATTTCAGCTGGGAAACCATACTCATCTAATAGACGATGGTGTTCCCGTTGTCTTCCCTGCGTATTATGTAAGGTTGGAAAAGATGCTCCATACTCCTCATCTCCATCTACGCTAACAATTTTTTGTAACGGTTCCACTTCCTCTTTCATGAATTGAAAGAATGAATCAGTAAAATTTATATCTCCATTATCGTTCATAATTAAATTTACTTCCCGTGTTGGTGAAGTCTCCTCTTTAGAAATAGGAATCAAACAACTACCATCAGCACATGAACCTACATGATAAGTATCTGATTTTAATATGTCGAAACTAGCAGCTTGGTTTACACCTTTCTCACATACAGTTACTTCTGCTAATTCCATTTCATCTACTTGCATGACATTTTGCAAGCCCTTCTGTATGGTTTGTGTCTTGGTTGCACTTCCTGCAATGCTATAACTCTTTAACTTCCCTTCATTAATTTGTTCCATAACCTTAGTCGCAATTTGAGTATCATCCCGTAACTCAGTAATAAAAAATAATCCATGTTCATCTACACCAGATTTAAATATCTGTCCAGCACTATTAATATATGCAGGTAACGCCCAACCAACTTGAACATCTGAATGAAGTACCATAGTATTCCTTGTACGGAAGTTCTTCATGTACTTCTTGAAAGCTCCATCCATAGCAGTTGCTGTGATAAGATGTCCTTCCCTATCCACTAGTTCCACTGATGCAGGGCCACCTAAAACCATAGGGTCTTTCTCAGTTAGCCCGTACTGTACAACAGCTTTTTGAAATTTAGTGTCATCGGGATATGCTCTATTAAGAGTTTTGATTTCAGCATGGGAAGCGAGTCCAGCTTTAAACAATCTCTTATACTCATTAAGAGCTTCTGAGATGTCGTCCATTGTAACTCGTCCATCTGTTGCCTTCTCTAATGGTATGATAGAAAGTTCTTCTTGTATCTCTATTAAAGTAGACATGTTAATATCCAGCTATGCCCCACATAACTCCTTTAACTGTTGGAGTTCCAGAGGCAGAAATAAGAGATATTTTATCTCTAAAGTCTAGAGGATAATTAGTTTCAAAAGTTTCTCCTGCCAAGATCGGTATTCCAGTAGTTGCTGTAGCTGTACAATCAAATGCCATGTATACAATTTCTGCTGATGTGCCAGATTCATTTTTAATTTGAATACCTCGTAAAACAGTCATGTCCGATCTTTTAAGGGAGGTAGAGAGGTTTGCTGTTCCTGTCCATTCGTAATTGATTCCCTGATTCCCATCTACATATGTTGAAACAGCTGTTGTATCTTCCCGAACCTCAAACATGATCTTATCAACATAGTAATCAATATTATGTTGGGCAGTAGATACGACATATAATCTATAAGAAGCTCCCGCTGTTAGAGCAGGAATAGTATATTGGGCTGTTTGTCGAGCAAAGCTAGTAGTTAAATTATGACTTCCACCAGTAGCATGGGTAGACGTACCTCCACTATTTTGTAGAGTCATCGTTATAGCCCCAGAAGCTGATGCTCCTCTTACTGTACATTGTATAGTAACATGTTGGGGATTAGTACTAAAAGGTATTGTGGGAGAGTCCCAATAAAATCCTTCTCCTGCGGCACTATTTGCAGGGTTAACTAGTAAGGAAGCTGCACCTGTATCTGCTTGTCCTGTGTCACGAGCAATTGCTGATCCCGTAGCCGTAAACATAGTTACATCAGTTCCTTCTGAACTTGGGTTTGTAACCCAGTTAGTTGCAATCTCTCCTTGTGCTAAGGTTTTGAGGGTTGAGGCGGTTGTTGAAAGTGCCTCCCGAAAGGGGTCATACTTAGTATAAGAATGAACAGATTGTCTCGTTGAAGAATCTACTTCCCATCCACGATGATCTGTGTGTCGTTCATTTGCCATATTAATAAAGTTCTCCTAATTTATCCATTTAGTAATTGCGGCGAAACTTCCTAAAACCGCTGATGTATGTACTACTAAAAAAGCTATGCCCAGAATTCCAGACTTAGCTCCATACACCTTTGAACGCCATGTATTGATATCATCCAATTGACTGTTAAGAGAATCTAATGTTCGGCAGATGTTGTCATTTATCGCTGTTTGACTAGCAATATAGTTATCGAGTCTTTCCATATACACAGCAACATTTATCGACATGTCCACTTCCGAATCTGTAGTCATATATTTCAGTTATACCAGTTAGAATAAAAAAGGGGACGAGGTTTTAATCCCGCCCCCCAGTAAATTAAGCGTTCAAGTCGCCAATTTTTGCCTGTGTCCAGATGTTCTTACATCGCAACTCACCCATAGTGTAGAGCAATCCTCTAATCACTAATGCGTCAGCAGCAAAGTAGTCACGGTTCTCAACATATTGAGTAGGTTGAGCTACCGCTATTTCTAGATAGTCTGTATCTAGGACATAAATATTTGATCCTAGAACAGAGTCATTGGATGCTACAGACTTTGGAGTATCCGCATCGGGTAGAATTGGAATTCCTTGGTAAGTAGCAAGTACTAGACCAGTTCGGGTTCCGGGGAATGTTCTCTCCGACCCTACACCAACCTGATACTCTTCCTGACCCATATATCTCTGATTAGAATTCAACAGCCTGTTCATGTTGAAGTACTGATCGTGTCCCATTACTATAAGTTTTGGTTCACCACCATTCTCCCTGATCTTTTGGATGGCTGTATCAACCATTGCAAGGGTTAAAGCCCTTCCAGTTCCAGAGTTCATTTGACAAGATGCAGCAGCGTTCCAGCCACCAGCAGTTCTTCCAGCTTGCGTAAGGTCATAAGCCCTTGTATTCGATCCGCCAGAAACACCACCAGTAACCATCCCATCTTCTGCAACAATGTCATCAATAGAGGTCATACCAGCACGACTGTATATAAATGCTGCGTCACCGTCAGCAAAGGTCGTACCAGAAGCTACTGTAACAACACCTGTAGATGTGTTAACAGCAGAAACAACAGAACCAGAAGTCCTGTCAAATGCGCCAGCAGAAATATCTCTCTGCCCTACAGCGTCACCAATCTTAAAATGTTTGGCGATTGCGGCAGGAACTGTGAAAGAAGTAGTTGCGCCAGCGGAAGCGATATATGCGGTTCCAGCAAGTAGTTCCTCATTTATCTCCTTGATGTGGTCAATTTGAGCGTTCTCGTTCTCAAGTGCCAAAACATCTCCGACACCACCCTCAAGCTGTGCAGTAAAGACGGACTTTACCGATGCTCCGAAAGTGGTTGATATGATCCTAGGCAAGCTAGAAACAGTTTCAATGTTAGAGATATCTACGTCTGGTATAGTGCCAGTTTCAGTTACAGGTCGGCTCCTATTGGAACCTCTGTCTGTCCTGACCCTCCAACCAGCTGTGTTGCCCCATACTACACGGGGTATGGCATTGAAAAAACGAGTCTGGTTATTCAAGGCTTGCCAGACTTTACGCCCATAAGTTGTGTTAAAAATACCTGTAGCAGTATCAACAGTAAAGTAAGACTGTTTCATCAAGTATTCGGGGCCGAATGTTGATTGATACAATCCACGTTGAGACTGAGCTAGGTATTCACTCAAGCTAGGGTTAGCCATAATTAATCGTTTCTCCTAAAAAAATTTTGTTCGGCGATTTAACCGCCAATAAGTTCTCGTGGAAGCCCGTCAGTTTCACCCATCTCTATCTGGTGTTGCAACTTTCGTAGTTCACCATAAGAAACATTAGTGAGGTCTTCCATAAAGTCGGAAGAATCAGAACCCTTTTGTATAGGTGCTACATCATCTGTTCCGAGATTCATTAAGGAAGCGGGAGCTTTCAAAGTTGTAGACTCAGCGAAGCCCATCTTTCGTAGACGGTTCTCTGATTCATCCTGAATAGCTTTCTGCATTCCAGATTCATAAGCCTCTAGTTGCTTTTTCATAGCATCTAACTGAGACTTCATAGCCTTCAACTCGTCTGAGTCACCCTCATCTCCGGGATCCTCTGCAACAGGATATTCATCTTCATCCTCTTGCTTCATACCATATCCACCCTTTTCTGCTTCTTCCTCTTCAGACTCTTCATCATCGTTTTTCAACATAGCCTGAATAGTATTTTGCTGGTCTTCAATCTTAGTTTTGGGGGTTACTGCGGATTCAGAATCATCTGCGTCTGCGGGAGTCCCTCCAGTACCAGCGGCTTTCCTTTCATCACCACTAACATCCATACCATTGAGTTCTGATTTCAAAACTCCGATAACTTCGTTAGCAATAGACTTAACCAAGTCCTGTCTTGATGCGACTGCGGCCTTCTCCAATTCTTCTTCTTCAGAATCTTCCTCTTCCTTACGAAGACGAGAATCCATTTTCTGAAGAACTTCGGCTACAGCAGCGAGGGCAAGATTAGTTCCCTCCATCTGTTTTTCCATCCGATCATTTGCGTCCATTCCATTCCTCCTTAGAGTCAAACTTTGGATCGTTTCTATAACACCGTCCACATATAAAGTTGGTCTAAGCCACCTCCGACTCTAAGCAGAACGTATATTACGTATATTAATATTATACTATCAAAATCGAAAAATCCTAAAATAATTATATATAATTATATGTCTGAATCTTCTGGGATACCGGAAGACTCTAATTGAAGCATTTCGTTCCTAAAATCATATAAAGGTACTTGTATAAGCTTCTTCATTTTTTCACACTGTGTACCTTCAGGCATGGTAGCTTCTACTAAATCTAGAATTTTACCTACCATACGGGAGTGTTTTGCAATAATATATTCTTGTACTGGTGTAACTTTTCGTGCATCTACCATTTAACTTCTCCTTATACTTCGTTCTTGGGTTTGAGTAATCTTCGTTGGTAATACCTCTTGAAACCATTTAGGTTCTTTATCCCTTATAGCTTCCCATGCTTCATCTAACCAAGGACGACTTGGTACATCAGTAGCCATGTCTTTGGAATACCAGATTCCTCCACTGTCAATCGAACCCCGATCCTGTAAATAGGCATAGGGTTTTCCTTCTGTACGAGGAACATACGTAGGTTTATAGCCTTCGTACTGTTTTCGGTGTCTCCTAACTCGGACTCTTTGACCAGAGGTTGTGGTACGCATATGGGCTTTGACTACTGAAGTCCATCTAAAACCCGGTTGTCCTTCCACTCCCTCATGAATTTCATCTGCGAGAGCGGATTCATACGCAACTTCCCAACCTGCTGACTCCAAGGTAGCCCCAAATTTTCGTATAGTCCCAATTTCCTGTAATGATTCGACAGGAACACGTTTCTGACATTCTTCAAAGTATTCATCGCCAAGTTTAAATATGGCTCTGAGAACTACTAGATCAAGTTTTCGTTCATTGGAATCTATAGACATTTAGTATACACCTAGATTAACTAGATTATTATACTAAAAGTATAGAATAAGTCTTCCTAAGAAGTCCAAACTTCGGGCAAAACATCAGTGAACTTACTGGCTTTTGTATCGTAACGATTTAAATATATTATTTCTTTCCCAATGTTACCGTAAGTTGGATGCCAATAAGTAACTATTTGTTTTGGTTTGGTAGCTGTGTGTAGTCGTTGTAAGGCAAATTCATCTGGCCCCTTCATACAACCACAAATATGTAACTCACCAGTTCCAATATCTATCTCATCTATTCTATGGAAATGTCCTATCATGGCAGAATCAAAGTTTAAAGGTTCTCCATCATATAAATATCCTAGTCCTGATTCAAGTTCATAATTCTTTTTATATTGGAATACTCCACGTAAACTTGTGACAGCTTTAGTGATAGACATATTCGATCCACCACCAGAAACGCTATCTCCATGCATAATTAGAATTCGATGATTGTTTACATTAAACATATTTATATAACTCTTTGGAATACTGAAAGTTATATTCTTTTGATCCTTACAAAATGCTGCTACCCATTGATAAAGCATATAATCCCAATCCATATATTTATCTTTCATTGGGGGCTTCCGAGTCATACGACCATGATTACCTACAACACATGGAACAGTAATTGTTTTAAAGTGTGGGGCTAATGTCATTAAAGATTGGGCTATTAAATTGGCCCCTCTAATCATTTGTTCCATACAGTTGTCTAGATTACTTCTAGCCAATTCATCATGAATATCTCCACTAACCATATCCCCTAACATGGGCATAATTAAATCATCAATAGGGGCAAAGTTACGGCGAAGATTAACTAGTTGAATGAGTTGTGTTGTCCATCCAGATAAGCGTCTATTAAAAATATCAAAGCTATAGACATTCATTCCCATCATTTGTTCATTGTCTACATACTCGCCAATATGAGTATCTGATAAAGGAGCTACTACAGTCTGTAAACTACTCCCTTTAATCTGCCCAGAAGGTTTTGAATAACTAACGGGTTTAACCTTCTTAAAACTAGGTATTAATTCTTGTACTGTTTCATTAAAAAGTTCCTGTTTAGCTTGTGTTTGTACAACTTGCGTATACAGTTTCTTATAAAAAACAGCCTCTTGTTTATGGGTTAAAAGTTTTTTATCTAGTTTAATCCTATCTTCAGGACTATCCAAATAATCCAAACTTTCGGATTCTTGTTCTAAAATGTGTCTGTCGTACCACCTCTGGACTGTTGTTCGATGAATCGATATCCCGTAAGAATTCGTCAACCATCTTGCTAGTCCCGTCCAAGTTTCTCCCAAATCCCGTTTTCTTATTATCTCGGATTTTGCCTCTTCTGGAATCATACTGTCTCCTAACTTTTAATACTATAATCTTACAACATGTAATACATTGCATATCTTGATCTTCGTTGAGAAACATGCGTCCATTACACTTAGGACACATGCTATCAGATAAGGGATTTTGCGTCAATTACTTATCTAAATCATTTAAAAATTGTTGGAAGAATGATGGGTATTCTTTACGAAGCTCACGTTTTGTTCGGACTTTATCCTCTTCCTCGTATAGAGTATCCTGTTGTCCTCCACGAGCTAACTCATCATCTTGCTTACCTCTTGCATCATAACCAAATTGTATGTTTAATCCTGCTGGACTGGCTTCAGACGCTTGACCAGTTTCAGGAGTAGCATCATCTTTATTCTCCTCTTCATCGAGTTGTTTAATTCTAGCCTCTTCAGCCTTTTGATCTGTAGCTGCTGTTTTACTAGGAGAAGCATCAAATTCAATTGGGTTTTTTAATGGTTCTCGCTCGGAAGAAAGACTTTCTGAATATTTCTTTGCTGCAGGTTTCCACGTATTATCGTCTACTGTATCGGAATCATCATACTTACGTAAAGCGATTGTTGCCCATTCTACTAACTCTGTTGCAAAACTTTTCTGCATCTTTCTTTCTGGGCTTCTTTCTGTAATAAAATCGTTTAGGCGATCAACCCCGGTAGGGGATCGTCTTTTTCTTCTCTTACCTCTATCAGTATGTGTGGGGGTAAAGATACCAGCATTTTCTGATGTAAACACTGTACCTTCTCCACCACCAAAGCTTCCTCCATCACCACCTCCACCATCACCTTCTTTCTTTAATACCTTCTTACGTTTGTTATCATTAGAGGGATTAACAGTATCAAAAGGAATTCCTTGTGACCAAACTTTTTGAACATACTCAACGGCAGTTTCATCGGGGGTAGTTTCTAATTCTTTCCCCTCAATATATTTCTTATTTTGGTTACCGTTCTTTCCATCTCCACGAGGATTTGTTATCCATGCTTTTTTCATATCCATTTCCGTACCATGAGATTTTTTATATCCTGATGCATAAGCTGCTTGAGCAACTTTTACAGCCTCTTCACGAGTTTTAAATGGGCCTTGTTTCCCCCAATACCATTCTCCAGCTTTTTGTTTAATCGGCATCATCTATATCAAGGCTGGGAGTAGACGGTGCGGGAGTTGTAGTTCGCTTTTGTGGGGGTGCTGGGAAAGTTGCTTTAACAACTGAGGTTACCCCCATTGGCCCTAAGTCAGCTACATAATCTGTACCGTTTTGGGCAAACCACATTTGAGAAAAATCAGCAGAAACTTGCTTTATCTCAGGGGCTGTATAACCTTGCTTATATAATGAATTCATAAAATTAGAACTTAATGATAAGTCATTCTTTTTAGCTCGTGCTTCTGCATACTCATCAATATCTCGTTCCTCGTTTGGAGCTTTGTCATGCCAATCAGGAGTTCGTCCACCTGTACGACCTTTAAATTTCCTTTGTGATCGAGGAGTAGATTTCAACATAGCTTGTATAGGTTCACCTTCTTCATCTCCAACAGCACCTTCAGGAACCATTTCATCAGCGGCTCCTTCGGCTCCCATCATTGCCTGTTGTTCTTCAGCCATTTCTTGTTGTTGTTCCTGCTGGGCCATTTGTTGTTTCTGTTGCTCTAATCCCATTGCCATTTGTTCAGCACCCATTTGAGCCTGAACACCAGCAACAGGTTCACCACTAATAAGAAATTCTGCTTCATCTAGTGGAACATCTTGTTCTTTTAAGGTGACATCAAAACCTAGACCAGCAAATTGTGTAACGATTTGTATTTTTTGTTGTGCCATACTAAGTCGAGTAGACTCAGCCTTTTCTTCAGGATTAGGTAATTGAAGTATGTAGTCAGTAATACCTAAAGCTTTCAAGAGGTGTGGAAATACTTTCTCATAGAAAAGTCTTTGATCACCTTCAACTACACGACTCATAACAACTAACTGTTGAGTTTGTGTAGATAAACCTCCAAATGCTTCAGGTGCGCCCTGCCATGCAGGAGTTACACCCCACATAGCTGCAACACGTTCTCTAACTTCTTCCCTTACAGGTAAGTAATCCATCTCTTGTAAGGTATGGAATAACCGTACCATATCAACTCTACCTCGTTGATTCCTAGCTGACACAGCCACCATTGGAATATAGTTAGGATCAAGTCTAGTTTGGGCTGCAATATGTTCACGTTCTCTACGTAAACTTTCTGGATCATCGGTTGTAACCATGACCATTGCAGCTGGCATTTTTCTTTCAAAGAAGTATCTATATAGATTCTTATCCATACCAATAAGGGTTAAAGCTTTTTCAAAGACTGTTAAAATCGGACTCCAACCATATGTTTCCGAAGGACTGAACTTAGATAGATGAACTATTTCACCATCCAATAAATACATCCTAGAATTTCTATGATGATATGTATACATAGCAGGAAGTTTATTTAAACCACAATCAGGTACATCACAAACTCCTGATACTTCATCTACATTATCTCTATGTATAGCACATATAAAGTGGGCATTTTTAGGCAATCCCTGCGTGTCTAAGTCAAATTCAACTAATGCGGGATTTAACCTACGAATTTCTGTAACCCTAGATCGAACAGTTCCATCTCCCATATCTTTATATTCTTTGGCACAGTAAAGAAAGGCATCGTCCAGAGAGTTTAGGTCGAAGTGGAATTGTCGCATAACTTCTTCTAAGCTTTGATCGAAAAGATTTGCATCATGCAACCAATTTAGTAGGGTTTCTTTCTGTGATGTATCGGGATCAGCAGTATTTGGAATGATTTCAATTCCCCGTCTAAACACTTCTGAGGTGATGTGGGAAAGAGGGCCACGTATTTCTTCTACAGACATCGCAACAGTTTGCAAGTCCATAACCAATTGTTGGCGATACGCCATTTGATGACGCACCCAAGTATTAACAATATGATCTAGTCCAATTGTTGGGGCTTTTGATGTTTCCCCAGCAGATTTCATTAACTGAAACATATTTATCTGATTATTTAAATCAGTTAATTGCTGCGCCATTTGGGGAACTTCTGGCATATAGTCAGATAATTTCATATCTAGTCCTCAAAGTCAGTCAAATTAGCCATATCACTTATGGAAACCATTTTAAGTATCGACTCCATTGCTTTCTCTTTTAATTTATATTGTTCCGTATGGGAGGTATCCCTAACAACTTCAGATTTTTCTTCTTTAATTTTAAGAATTTCCTCATGAAGTATTTGAATCTCTTGGTCTTTGTCGAGAATAATCGCCTCTAATTCAGCTTCGCCTGTCCCAAAAGTAGCGTTCTCTAAAACACCACTACGGGCGGCTTCTTTAAGTAAGGCAATAAATTCACCTTCTGATAAGACGGTTACTGCTTCACTATCATCGGGAACCTCTGCTTCTGCATCCATCAGTTTTATATCTTCATGCCATGTATTTAATACACGCCATGTTCCTGTCTCATCTTTTGCGGCGACATACTGTTGATCCATGCCGTCCAACATACTTCCAATAGGCATACTACTCTCCTACGTTCTCTATTATACTGTTATCTTAGTGCTTTCTCTAATCGTGTTGGGCTAAAGCCCACAATCATTTCTGATCCTATTATTGTAACAGGTGTTACTCTAAATCCCATACGCATTAAATCTTCTGCATATTTTACATCATTTGATATATTATACTCTGTAAAAGTATGACCTTCTTTTTTTAACCAAGACTTGGTTGCCATACACGGGCCTCAACCATTAGATGTATATACAGTTATAGAGTCAGCCATATTACTTTATCCTCCCCTTCAATATTTAAACATTCGGTACATTTACAAATTTTATTACAGATACAATTATTCTCTGTAACACAGATACATTCAATTGGCCCTTCCTTTCCTTTAGGAGCCTCAACACAGTCACACTCATCATTCCCCCACATTAGAAGCGTCTTGCCCCATGAGTATCTAATTCTAGTTTACCTTTACGAACTTTATGTTCACATACGTAGCATAATCTACGTTTCTTTTTAATGTGTAGTTTAACACCACATGGACATTTTGTCCAATTTCTTCGTGCCATTTAATTATTTATAAGAGTTGTTAAAATTATTGTAATAGATAATCCTATAACGGACACAAGAACTACTAGCTGTATTAAACAACCCCATACTTCTGAGTTCTTCCCCCCCATTTTGTATCACCCTTATTCGTTAGTTAAAGTGCTTGTAGGTGCAGCAGTAACGACTTCAACGTTATCGGAGACATTCCAGTTGGCTGCTGTGACAGATTGATGGATTTTAAATTCCTTAGTAGCAAATCCATCTGAGACACCAGCATTACCACCACCACCTATTTCATTAAGTTTAATAGTTAATGTGCCAATTTTCATCCGGTCAAATACACACGCCCCCCCTTCAGTAAATAAATTACTTAGGGTTAACTTATCTATCTTTCCATTTTTCGATGAGGTTGGTGCGTCAATATGTATTCTGTCATATGATCCACCACTGGTCAGCATAGCTTCAGCCTGATGATGTCCACCTCCAATAGCCCTCATTCTTGAGGTTCCCGGTGATTGATTAATTGACTGCCCATCGGAGGCGTTTCCAATTACGTTAATCGTATGCGCCGTAATATTATCGAAATACATAAACGTACATCTCGACTTCTCGATCAGTAATTCGCCCACCTCTAGAAAAGTAGGAACTGCATTCTCTCCAGCTACTACTGTTCCACCAATCAATA